TATGGATGTATTAAAAGATCCAGTGTACGATATGGTACCAGGTGTTAAAATATTTTTACCAAAAGGCGAAAATCTAGCTCAACAACTAGGAATATAATATGGCAGTTAATCCGAATAACGGATCACCTATAACAACACCGGTAAATCAAGATTCCGGTAGTACACTTGCACGAGATGTAACAAACACAGTGTCTACAGCAGGAAACATTGTTGTGGGCGGCGGCGGCGTACTTGACACTGTGGCTACAGGTGTCGTTGGTCAAGCAGTAAGACCCGTTGTTGACGTTGCAACAAAAGCAGCACAAGTAACCCAACTAATACAAAATCCTACACTAAGCGGTGCATTATCATTGCTTGGAAGAGGATTTCCTCCTTATAGGAATGAATTAGATCAATTTGCAAGTTACAACTATATTTTTACTTTAGGGTGTCTAACTAACTTAGAATTAAATTTTCCTCTTAGTTATAGAACAATGGGTCCTTTGATAAAGGTTATCAAAAGTGGCGGCACTGGAGGTCAAAAAATTCCTACTATCTATGAAACTGATGGTGTTAGAGAATTTTTTATAGAAGACGTACACATTAAAAATCACTGTGCGCCTAATCCAGGAACTAGACTTTCTAATGCAATGGCAATTAGTTTTAAAGTTATTGAACCATATTCAATGGGACAATTTCTACACAATCTAAGAACAGCAGCATTGGTTGCAGGACATTCAAATTATATCGAAGCACCGTTTTTACTAAGTGTGGCATTTAAAGGATATGATGATGACGGAAATGTTAAAGCACCGTTATTCAGTCAGAGACACTTTCCTATTAGAATTGCTAAAGCAGCAATGAAAGTTACAGAGTCAGGTGCAGAATATCATGTTGAAGCAGTTGCCTATAACGATATGGCAAGTACAGATGCTACCCAAACAACTACACAAGATTTACAAATTAAAGGTGATACTGTAGGACAAGTGTTACAGTCTGGTGAAGACAGTTTAACTAGAAAGGTTAACCATAATTTAGCAGAACTAGCAAGAACTAACAATGTTCCAGCAGCGGATCAATATGTTATTCAATTTCCTCAAACTGGCGGCTTAGCAGATAGTATTGGCGGAACATTTGCATCGGCTGTAAATGCTGCAACAGTTAAAGTAGGTAATACATTACAACAAGTATATGAAAGTATAACAGGCGATACTAGTGGAGAGTTTGACTCAGCAGCAGTTGCTGAAGCACAACAAAATTCGCAGTCTGCAATTCCGTCGTCGGCATTAGGTGCCACATTAAAAACAGCAGCTGATAATGCAGCATCCTGGAATAGAATTGGTTCAAGTAAAATTGTAGAAAACGCAACAGAGCAAGGAAACTTCCCATTCCAAGAAGCAGGATTTGTAGAATCTGAAGAAAAAGAAGGATATTTTGTTAGAGGAAATCTAACATATGATACAGAAAACAGAGTTTTTCAATTTGCTGCGGGTTCAAAAATACAAGATATAATAGAAGAAGTTGTATTGCTTAGTGAGTACGGCAGAGAGTTTGCAACAAACCAGCCTGATATGTTTGGTCGAGTAGAGTGGGTAAGAATAGAAACTCAAGTGTATAACGGAACAAATCCGCTTAGTGCAGCCTCAACAGGACAATCACCTAAAATATATGTGTATAGAGTTGTTCCGTATGAAGTAGATATATCGAATATTGCTGCTCCAGCATCAAATGTATTAGCAACATTTACTAGACAAGCAAAAGCGATTAAATCGTATAGTTACATCTACACAGGACAAAATACAGATATTGTCGATTTTGATCTACAATTTAATATGGCATTTTATACAGGTATACAAGGCTCAAGAGGTCAACGCCAACAAGATAGTATTTTTGGAAGCGTAGCTGAATGGTTTCAAGGTGATCGCGAGCCAGCAACAAGCGGACCTGGTCAAGCAGCAGGTACTGGAATTGCACAAGCAGACGGAAACTCAACTGTAAGAAATATAAATGCTACAGATAGGCCTGCAAACGGCGGCGGCGCAAGAGAAGGCACATTAGTTAGTATTGCTAGACAATTAAATGATATGCTAATTCATAGCAACAATGATTTAATAGGACTTGATTTAACTATACACGGAGATCCGTATTTCTTAGCAGACGCAGGAATTGGAAACTTTGTTGGAATTTCTAATCCTTTAAACAGTGCAATTACAATCGACGGTAGTATGAATCCTATAGACGGAGAAGTACACATAGTTTTAAACTTTAGAACTCCTATTGACTATGATCAAGAAGATGGATTTGTAAAATATCCTTTAGGAGGATTCTTACCTATAGCAATGTTTAGTGGTGTTTACCAAGTAATTGTTGTTGAAAATAATTTCAAAGATGGTGTGTTTACACAAACACTGAAATTAAATAGAAAGCGAAATCAAGATTTAACTCTTGAAAGCATTGCAGGTGCAATTCTATCAGATCTCAAAGGCGGCAGAGCTGTTGGCGAAGGTACACCAGCAAATGATATTGAACCTATAACAAATGCGAGAACTGATACCTAATGTCAACAGAACAAAGAACCCCAAGTAGACGACAACAAAACTCCGGCATATATGTAGGAGTAGTAGTAAACCATCTTGACACAAATTTTATGGGTTCAATTGAAGTTGAAATAACAAAGCGTACTAGCAGCGGCAATATGACAGACTATATTATTTGTCAGTATGCAAGTCCATTTTTTGGAACAACACCCAATCATGGACTTAGTAACAATGATGATTATCCTAGTACACAAAAAAGTTACGGTTTTTGGGCAGTACCGCCTGATGTAGGTACTAGAGTAATTGTTGTTATGCCTGAAGGCGACTTTTCAAAAGCCTATTGGTTAGGTTGTATTCCTGATACTGGTGTAAACTTTATGACACCTGGCTATGCATCTACAAGTTACAACAAAGATGATAATACCAAAGCATTACCAGTTGGTGAATATAACAAAAAACAAGAAGAAGGAACTAGTAGAGATCCAACTAAATTTTTAAAGCCTGTTAATCCTGACGAGAAAAAACGATTGGAAGATGCAGGATTAATTGATGATCATATTAGAGGCACAAATACATCTAGCGGTAGACGAGAAGCACCTAGTCATGTATTTGGTTGGAGTACTCCTGGACCGTTAGATTTTAATGGACCAAAAGCTACTTACGGCAAACCTGGAAGATCTGTTAACCGTCCTTTTAATAGACTTGGCGGAAGTTCATTTGTAATGGATGACGGCGATGCATCTTTATTGCGTAAAAAACCAGCAAGCGGCGACGAAGCTGATAAAATGGAATATGCTGATTTTGACGCTGGAGAAACAGACGGCGATGTAACTTTACCTGCTAATGATCTAATACGTATCAAAACACGTAAAGGTCATCAAATTGTAATGCATAATACTGAAGATTTGATTTATATTTCACACGGTAGCGGCAACAGTTGGATCGAAATGACAGGTAATGGAAAAATTGATGTTTATGCAAAAGACAGCATTAGTTTTAGAACTGAAAACGACATTAATTTTTATGCTGACAGAGACATAAATTTTGAAGCAAAAGGTAATATGAATATTACCACAGACGGAAACTTTTTTGTACACACTATTGGTAACTGGGAAATAAAAGCAGATGCCGACGGCAAACTAAAAGCAGATGGTAATACAAACATTTATGCTGGTGGCGATCATAGAGAAACTACCGATGGCAAGATTTACATGAACAGTTCAGACGGTGCAGCAGAAGAAGCTGGAACAGCAAGTGTTCCGGTGCGTATTCCGCATCACGAACCATGGCCAGATCATGAACATCTTGATCCTAAAAACTTTGTACCCGAAGAAACAGCAGCTAAACCCTATGACGATCCTGAAAATGAAGAAGCTCGACAAGGACTATTATTAAACGGTACTACTGACGAACTACCTGAACCACCTTTCCCATCAGTTCCAGATACATTCAAGAAGCCAACCTAAGGTAAATACGTTATGAGCACTTTAGAAAAAAATCTTTACCAAGAAATTAAAGTTAAATCTAACACAACGTATGATAAGATTGCAGATTCTGGTCCTACATACAAAGGATTCAGCACAGTTGATGAAAACACAAGTTCACATGTGTTATACGATATTGCTCTAATAAAACAAGATATCATCAATCATTTCCATATTCGCCAAGGTGAAAAACTAAGTGATCCTGAATTTGGAACTATTATTTGGGACATACTTTTTGAACCGTTAACAGACGATGCAAGAAACGCAATTATAAGCAATGTTTCAAGAATTGTAAACTATGATCCAAGGGTTCAAGTTAACCAAATAACTGTTGATTCATATGAAAGTGGTATACTTATTGAATGTGAATTAGCATACCTTCCATATAGCATTGTAGAGAAGCTTCAGTTCAAGTTTGACGAAGAAGCAGGCTTCCTACAATAATATACGCACTTTTTAATATCTGCTAAATATTATTGTATAAACAAGGAATAGCCGATGTCCTCTACAGATAGACAAAATAGATTATTGCAGACTGAAGATTGGAAACGTGTTTACCAATCATTCCGTAATGCAGACTTTCAAAGTTACGATTTCGACAATTTACGTCGAACAATGATTCAATATCTAAGGGAAAATTATCCTGAAGATTTTAACGATTATGTAGAGTCAAGTGAATACCTTGCACTAATTGATCTTATTGCTTTCCTTGGACAAAACATCAGCTTCCGCATTGACCTAAATGCACGTGAAAACTACTTAGAACTTGCTGAACGTAGAGAATCGGTACTACGTTTAGCACGTTTGCTTTCCTACAATCCAAAGCGTAATCAAGTAGCAAACGGACTGTTAAAAATTGACAGCATAAGAACTTCGGAAGAAATTATTGACAGCAACGGTGTTAATCTACAAAACCAAACTATTGTATGGAATGACCCTGCAAATGTTAACTGGTATGAGCAATTTATCAAAGTAATCAACACAGCATTGCCTGTAAATGGTACTTTTGGTAAACCAAACAAAAAAGATAATATTGCTGGTATTAGCACCGAACAGTATAGATTTAACAGTATTAATACCAATGTTCCAACTTTTAGTTTTACTAAAACTATTGACGGTCGTGCAACACGTTTTGAAGTAGTATCAACTGACATTACTGATACTATTTTAGAAGAACCACCATACCCAGGAAACAACTTTGCATTCTTATACAGAGAAGACGGTAAAGGTCCGTCAAGCAACAACACAGGATTTTTCAGTCATTTCCGTCAAGGTATTTTAGACCAAGGCACGTTTTCGATTACTAATCCAAGCAGCAATCAGACAGTTGCAATTGAAACACCAAATATTAACAATACAGACGTTTGGTTATATGAATTAGACAGTATTGGAAATGAGCAAGAATTATGGACTCAAGTAGAAGCATTAGAAGGTAACAATGTCATTTATAATTCTGTGCAGAAAAATGAAAGAAATATATTCAGTGTTTTAACTAGAGTTGATGATAGAATTAGTTTAATTTTTAGTGACGGTGTATTTGGTGATCTTCCAAAAGGTAATTTTAAAGTTTACTTTAGAACAGGATTGAATCAGCGTGTAACTGTAAGACCTAAAGACTTTAGAAATATTACAGTAAATATTCCTTATCTTTCTAAAAAAGGTAGAGAAGAAACTATTACAATAGTGTATGGTTTAAAATATACTGTTGACAACAGTTCCATAAGTGAAACTACAGAGAGTATTAAATCAAAAGCTCCAAGCACTTATTATACACAAAATAGAATGATTACTGGAGAGGACTATCAAGTCGCTCCTCTAGGAACTAATCAACAAATTGTAAAAGTAAAAAGTGTTAACAGAACAAGTAGTGGTATTAGTAGATACTTTGATCTAGTAGATGCTACTGGAAAATATAGTCAAACAACACTATATGGCAACGACGGTGTTGTGTACAAAGAATATCAAGATAAAATTAGAAACTTTACTTTTACTACAAGAACAGATGTTGAAGGCGCAGTTGAAAATGTTATTGTTCCTATACTACAAGACATAAAAGTAAGAAACTACTATTTTGATAAGTTTCCAAGAATACTTACAAGAGATCTAAACATTAAATGGAAGCAAACTACTAAAGATACTGAATTCACTTCGGGCTACTTTACAAACGTTGACGGCATTCCTTCAACCTTAGGATCGTTTACAAGTTCTATTCTAAGACTAGTTAAAGAAGGCACACTTATTAAATTTGTATCTCCAGGATATGTAGCAAAAGAAAATCCTAATGATCCTGATATAAGCACAGATCATTTTGATAAAAACGGAAATCTAGTATCAGGTCCTGCAAGTGTAGTAGGCGATACTTATTATAAATGGGTTAAAATTATTAGCATCAATGGTACTGGATTTGAAGAAAGAGAAGACGGTCTAGGCGCTGTATTAGTTAACGAAACTATTCCTACAAATGCAATACTTGCAGAAGTTAAACCACCTCTTGCTAATGATTTAGGTTCTGGTGTTAAACAGCAATTATATGATCAAATTTTTGCATATAAAACTTTTGGTCTAAGATTTGATCAAATCGATGCAACTTGGAAACTAGTAACTGAAAATAACTTATCAATTGGCGAAGCATTTTCTACAGGTAAAACTGGTGATACAACTAACCAACAATTAGATGCAAGTTGGTTATTGCTATTTGAAACAAATGGAGAATCATATTCTGTAACTTACAGATCTATGCGTTATGTATTTGAAAGTGATAACGAAATTAGATTTTACTATGATAGCAATGACAAAATTTATAATAACAAAACAGGTAAAATTGTTAAAGACACTATTACAGTTTTAAATATTAATCCTCAAGATCCTACAGCAAATACTACACCGTTTACACAAGACTTTAAATGGGAAATTGTTGATGCATACAGAGATCCAGAAGGGTACATTGATAGTAAAAAATTAGAAGTTAGCTATTTTGACGATGACGAAGACGGCATTGTTGATGATGCAGATTTGTTTGATGAAATTGTATCACCAAATACAAATACTACTTCTAAATATATCATATTTAAAAAATATCTAACAGAAGACAATGTAGAAGATTTTAACTATTTCAATAATATCAATCAAGATATTATAGTATTAAACAGCAAATCAGAAATATTACCTTTTAGTAACTACGATGACGGTCAAATATTTTACTACATAGACGAAGACATATTTGAAGTATTAGATACAACAGCACTAAAGTTAAATTTGACTACTAATTATAAAGCAAGATTAGGTAGAGACAATATCAAATTTAGATACATTCATGCAGCAGGCAATTCATCAAGAATTGATCCTAGTGCAAGCAATCTTATTGATATGTACATGCTAACAAGAAATTATGATAATGAATTTAGGCTATGGTTGTTACAAAGATCAGGACCAAAACCGTTGCCACCTAGCTCAGACCAATTGTATATTGATTATGGAAATTCGTTAAACAAAATTAAATCACTTACAGATGAAATTATCTATCATCCAGTTAAGTATAAGATACTATTTGGACAAGAGGCTAACGACGACTTGCAAGCTAGATTTAAAATTGTTAAAAATCCAGACAAAGTTATTAACGACAACGATGTTAAAACAAGAGTTATTAATGCAATAACTGAATTTTTTGCATTAGAAAATTGGGACTTTGGAGAAACATTTTATTTCTCCGAACTTGCAAATTATGTAATGACTCAACTAACACCAGACATTGCAGCATTTATAATTGTTCCTGTTCAAGACGATCAGTCATTTGGATCGCTATATGAAATTAAATCTGAATCAGACGAAATTTTTATTAGCGGTGCAACGGTTGATAATATTGATATTATTGATGGAATTACAGCATCCAAATTAAAAGCACAAGGCGTAGTTGTATCTAAATCAACTACACCAAATGTAGGCGTACAAAGTACTACAGTTACAAGCGGAGCACAAGATATCACTAATGGAATTAGTGGTACTACTTCGAGCAGTTCTAATAACGGAGGTATTAGCTTCTAATGGCTAACGAAGATCAAAACGAATTTCCATTACCAGGCGAAGGTAAACAAAAAAGAACAAGTTCTTATCACCTTCCAAAATATTTTAGATCTGATAAGAACCAAAAGTTTTTACAGTCAACATTAGACCAACTAATACAGCCGGGTGTTGCACAAAAAATCAACGGATATGTTGGTAGAAAAACTGCTAAAGCATTTAAAAGCAGTGACAACTATGTTGACGAAATTTCTAATGAAAGAGCACATTATCAATTAGAACCTGTTGCTGTTGTTAAAGACGATTTAGATAATGTTGAATTTTACGCTGAATACAGAGATTATATAAATCAAATTGCTAACTTTGGCGGAACAAATAACAACCATAGTCGAAATAATAAACAAGAATTTTATGCATGGAACCCTCATATTGATTGGGATAAGTTTGCAAACTTCCGTGAGTACTATTGGCTACCAAATGGACCACAAACTGTTGTTGTTCCAGGTGAAGAAAAGGAAATTACTAGCACATATAAAGTTGATATACAAGAAGCATTAGGCGATTATAGTTATATCTTTACCCCAGACGGATTAACAAATAACCCTGTGTTAAAATTGTATAGAGGTGTAAAATATGTTTTCGAAGTTAATACACCTGGGTTACCTCTTACATTCAAAACTGCAAGAACGCTAGACGAAGAATTTTTAATTACAAAAGACATTAGTGCTCAAGCAGTAGAACAAGGTATTATCGAAATAACCCTTGGACCTGATACACCGTCAGAAATATTTTATGTAGCAGAAAATGATGTTAATGTCGGCGGCATTATTAAAGTTGCTAATCAATCAGAAGCAACAGTGATTGACGTAGAAGCTGAAATACTTGGCAAAAAATATTATCAAACACGAGATGAATGGAGTTTGACTAACGGACTAAAAATTCGTTTTGAAGGCGATGTATCACCTGAAATATATCAAAATTCAGAATGGTATGTTGAAGGTGTTGGCGATGAAATTAAATTAGTTTCTGACATTGACGTTGAAGTTTCGTTTCCAGTTGGTATTGACTTAGTTGTGCCATTTGACAACGAAGAGGGTTTTGACAGATTACCCTTTGGTACAGCAACAGGATATCCTAGAGATAAAGATTACATTACAATTAATCGTTCTAGTCCAGACGGAAACTTTTGGTCACGATACAATCGTTGGTTCCACAAAGACGTTATTGAACTAGCAGCAAGCATACTTGGCTCTGGCGATCAAATTGATCAGTCTCAACGTGCTAACAGACCTATTATTGAATTTGAGTCAGGGTTAAAACTTTACAACTTTGGTACAAAGTCAAAACAAGTAATTGATCTAATTGATAATTTTACTACAGATGCATTTAGTACAATTGAAGGTAGCTTAGGTTACAATATTGACAGTGTACAGTTATCTGAAGGAATGCGTATTATTTTTCTTGCAGATACAGATCCATTAGTTCAAGGTAAAATTTTCGAAGTAAAATTTATTCAATTTAGAGGAGCCGGAAATCAAGGACAAATCACTCTTGTTCCTACAGAAGATTCAGAACCATCACCTAACGAAAATGTTCTTGTAACCAAAGGAGAAGACTATGCAGGATCTCTTTGGT